GCTCATAATCAGGGTGACCGCTGCTTTGAGTTTTTCTGGGTCGGACTCGGATGCGACTGTTGGCCAGAGGGAGGACATGCAGCGAGTGCAGATCCATTCAGTGGTGCGGGTCGAACCGTCAGGTAATGTCTGTTGGTACATCAGATCCTCTTGCTCGGATGGCGGTGTTCAACGCCTGCTAATGGGCGTTAGGCATCACACGCACCAGCCGCACGAGCCGAACGACAGCCCAACCTCAAGCTGCCCGGCGATCAATTCATATTCAGGCCCTGTGATGCCGTACTTCTCAAGCACTTCTGGTTTTGCTGGAATGCGGGTGAACTGCATATCACCGCAGGCATAGTCTTCGGCATATTCCGGCGCGCGGTCGTACTTCTCGCCAAAGTCGCTTTCGTCGGCGTCAACGCCGTTGATCTTGAATGTCGGCGTGTAGCACAGTGAGCGCCCAAATTCCAGTTCTAGTTTCATCGTGTTCCTCGTCAAGTGATGCCTAACTGTCGGTTCAAGCGGACGCCGTGCCGGCGCCGCTTAACCTAGCGTTAGGCCTCAACCACAAAGGCCGCTGTGCGCAGCAGTTCCTTTCCAATAACCACATATCCATTTTCGGTTTCTAGCGTGAAATGGTCGCCATCTGAAGCGCACTGCCGAAGCAAGTCTTTCAGCATTTCGGCTTGGTCAGGCTCGATGTTGTCTTGGCGCTTGCTTTTGAACGTGCCACGTTCGGTGTGAATCGTCACTTGCATTCTTGCTCCTCCGGCAACAGGCCTAACCCCTCATTCAAGCCGACATCGTCGGCGTTCGTCATTTGTTCATTAGTCATAATCGTTCCGCCTCCTTGCGGCTTAATTCATACGTTAGGCCACGCCAAGACGCCGCAGCACCTCCGCATAAAGCGGAGGCATTTTGTGCTCAGCGATCAATTCCTCAAGCGTGCGGCACTCTCCCCACTCACCGTCGATCATCACTTCTACCTGCTCGATGTATTTGCGCAGGCGCAAAAGAAATTCGTTGTCATCCATGCTTTTCCTCGCTTCGGCACCTATGCGGTGCCGGTTAATTCAGTTGTTAGGCCCTTGCTCGGATGGATCCCGCAATACCGCCTCCTGTTTGGAACGTCCTGTCAAAAATTTCTACCACCTTCGCGCATTCCTCACGTTCGGCATCTACTGCCATGCCTGCGATCACTTCCGCGAAGATCAGGCACGAGGCCAGCGTCACATGGTCACGCCGCTTTGGATCGGGCCATTCAAAAAAGTGCTCTGCCTCTTCTTTGATTCTTGCTTTGTTCATTTCATTCCCCTTGCTCGGATGGTGTCGTTCAATGCCTGCTAATTAGCGTTGGGCCTACTCGGCTTGTGGTGGTTCAACGCTGATTTCCTGGGCTGCGGCTGCTGGTGCAACCACATCAAATGGCTTCAGCACATTGGGCGGCATGTCCACATCGAAGCAGACTCGCGTGTAGCCCTCAGTGATGTTTGTCCCAGGCGGGTGCGTCCCGGCATACAATGACAGCCCGTTGTAGGTGTATGGCGGCACATCGCAATAAAACCGCACCTTCATACTTCGTCCTTTCTTGGCAGTCCCCACGCAGGGTTTGACCCCACGCCAGCATTAAGCCTTGCAAAGCACAGGCCCAGCAGTTCAAGCGTTCGCTCAATGCACTCGGCTTTGGTGTCTCCCATCACAGGCTCATTCACCCATGTCTGCCCAAGATCGGGGTGCTTCATTGGGCGCTGCCAGTAAACCTCGCGTCCGTTGTTGTCGATTAGCCTCCAAGGGCTGCGGCTGTACCCACACTTCTCAATCTTCATTTCAATTCCCCCTTGCTCGGATGGCGCGGGCTCCGTTTCGCGTCAATCGCTCGCTCACACAGACTCGTAGCATACTCGACGCGGAAGCAGACACAAAACCGACAGCCATCAGCATAAAAACCCAAGCCGAGGTAAACAATATAGACAGCCCGTGAACCCAGTGAAAGCCACTTTCAGCGGCAGTCCACATAGTCCAGGAAATGGCTCCAACGAACGCCGCTATTGCAGTCCATTCGAACAAAAACACATCAATTAAAAACTTTACGATTCGATTCATAATCTCCACCTATAACCCGGAACTTTCCATCTTGGCGAAGCCAATCAAGTGCTGCTGACGCCCCTAGCTCGGATGGCTGCACTCACATCGTTCTGAGGCATCTTGAGAATCCATGCAGCCACATTCGCGCATTCCTCGCGCTCTTTTGCAGCAACAAGGGCGGCGAAGCGCTCTAGCTGTCCTTCCCAGCACGTCCAGCCTAATCCGTGCTTTGCAATGCCAGCCTCCCGCGCCATGCGGATGATGTCGTCACGGGTCATTTCTTTCCCCTTTTTTATTTAATCTCTCACTCACTATTTCGGCGCACTGTTCAATGAACCGACTAGCGTTGTCCCATGCTTCTTCAGGTGTTTTGAATTTGAAACCGGCATCGGTAGCAACTCCGCCGCCATAAACTGTGCCCATCCAATAGGTTTGCAGTTTTCCGTTTTCTACAACCTGAAATCTCTCGGTGTTGATGTCGCTTTGCAGCGCCATCGAGTATGCGGAAATGCGATCGTTCATTTCATTCCCCAATCCAAATTTTACGAATATCAACCCACTGAGACAATTGCAGATCATCGTAGTTCTGCGCAAAGGCTGACTCAACCGCGCGGCGAATGCTGGTCTTGGTTTCCTCGGCCAGGATGTGCCAATGCTCATGCAACCAGTGAACGCATTCCCACTCGATGAATGCGTTTTGACGCATCAGCGCGTACTTTGTCGCGGCCAGAATCAATGCACTATTCATTTCCGTAGCCCTAACTTCTTTTTCCAGCAGTTGAAGCACATCCACCGGTTGCCGTTGTATTCAATGCCATGCTCAGGGGCAGCCATGCTGGCGCACTTGTCACACTGCCTCAGCTTGTTGCAAGCTCGCTCTGGTGTCGATTGAGACTTTTTCGGTGCGCCGTGGGTTAGCCAGTTGCTCATGATTGTTTCTGTCTTTGCATTGCAGTGCTATCAACTTTTCCACCGTGAAAAAACGGTGCCCGTTTTCGCATTCACGTTTGCGCAAAATCTCGCCTTTGCTTTCAAATGCTGAATGCTTGCGCGTTTCGAGAACGCGCGTCAATGATCGGCAGTTTGCGCATCGCATGATCAAAAGACAAAATACGACATCAACGCCCACAGCACGATCACAGCACACAGGCCGAGAACGTATTTAGCAACCTCTGCGGTTTCTTTGTCGTACTCCTCGACTGAGTAGTACCCCGTATCCCACTCGCCGTCTTGCATCGTGCGAGGTGTCTCAATGTGTGAACGTTTCATTTCTTCATCTCCAAAAAAAAGCCCATGAGCGAATCATCGGGCTTTGTTGATTGTTTGCCTACTAGGGCAAACCCTTAAACGTATGGATTCAGGTTTGGCGGTTTCCAGCCTTCCGGCTTGCCAATCTTGCCGCCTGGCAGAATCACTGGCTTACCATCCACCAACTTCGCCTCATTTGATGTCAGAACGGCGTCATCGGCCTCGTCCTTGTCCATCTGCGCCAGGTATGCAATGCCGTTGCCAGTCACCTCGGCATCGCACAGCGCATCTAAGCAATCCTCTCGCAAATGCTCAGGAATGTAGGCGATCACGCCGCCGGTTTTGAGCTTTAGCGCCAGCGCGTTAAGGTCAATCACGCAGCGCTGCAAAAGCCGCGCGTATCCTTCTTTGCTCACGCTCAGGTTGTCCAGAAGCTCGCACACCTCCTCGATGTGGCATCCGATCTGCACGCTGATACTTTCAGCGTTGAGCTTGTTCGACTCTTTGCCGCAGTTACGCAGCCATGTCGCTGTTCGTTGAAAATTGCTGTATGACATCTTTTAGCCCTCCTTTGGCATGGGACATTGCGAAGTGAAAGATTGATGCGCCAACGCCTTTTTTGAGCTTGCGGCGCTGCCAATACCTAGCGTTCCTCTCCTTTTTTGTTTCTTTTGCGTCTGGCTTTGGTTGATCTGGCCGGTTGCCAATCGCGTACACCGGGCGCAAATACTTATGGCCTGATGTGGCATCAACCGACACCCAGGAGCTGACGTAGAGCAGCTTTGGCCGCTTGGAGCGGTGCAGATTCGGTTGCAGCATCTTATCAATTGACGATGATGCCGACTTGTACTTCAGGCCGCATTCGCGCTCAATCTCTGCACGAGTCATCGGCCCGCAAGCCTGAAGTGACTCTAGTATTTTGTTGCGCACACTGTCGGGTTGGTTTCGCTTTTTTTTCATACAACAACATCCTCTAACCGTGTTTTACCTTTGATCAAGTCAATGATTCGGCGCTCGGTCAGTCGGTGGCACCGGATCATCGTGCGAGCTGGCAATACGTCAAGCAGCGCGGCGTAGTCATCAAGCACAGCCCGAACTGCGGCGATGCCTTCACCATCCAATCGCAATGCGCCTCCGCACTTGTGACGCTTGCCAGCCTTTGCCAATGCTGCAACTGCATCATGTAGCAAGCCTGAATTGTCTTCACAAACCTTCATGTCGCGTACTAGGGTTTCCAGCAGGTTGACAGCATTGGAAACAAGTCGCCAATCCTCCGGTGTTGGGTTCTGGCCTTGCTCGATCTCATGCAATCCCTGGTACATGCGCGTTAGCTGATAGGTGCGCTTCTCAGCTTGTAGCGGCGCTGTAGGGCTGGCCAGCAGCTCATCCATCACCGTATAGGCGCATTCGTACTGCGGCAGTTTGCGTTTCTTCTTCATTTGTATATCCCGTTTGGGTTAGATGTGGCTAGACTTGGCTAGACTTTGCTAGATATTGTTATTCTTCATTCTTTCGTACCTTTCAAAATCAGGTTCTCAATCTGCTTTTTTGCATCCTCACAGCCCCGGCACACGATAGCAGTGTGACCGATGCCCTCCAGATATTGGAGCCAATCCTTCTGTTCGGCGCTCACGCTGCCGCCTTTCGTGCGCTTCATTTCAATCCATAGGCTCCAGGCCGGCACAAACATATCCGGCACGCCTGAGGCCACGCCTTCGGCCTTGAGCCTTCCCGCGGTGGCCGCGCTTCTTGCACCGCCGTTCGGAATCGCAAAGATGCGCACATCGGGCCAATTCTTGCGAAACCATTGCACGAACTGGCGTTGTTCTTCGTGCTCGGTTGGGATGCGGTCAGCTTGCATCATCATCACCTCGCATCACCTTTTCGATTGCTTCTAACTTCATTTTGACGTCCACCAGCTCATACAAAGCTTCACGGTAGCCACTCCACGCCTTATCAGCGCGTTCGCGCTCTGCGGCCAGCAAACGCTCCAGGCGCTCGAATTGCAGCTTCTCTTTTGCGTTCAAAGCGGTATCTCCCAAAGCCAATCCTCACAATCATCTTCAGTAGCTGCGAACTCCGCAGGCGGCTCCATTCCATGCTTCTCACACTTGCCGTTTTTGCTGTACCACTCGCACGTATGGCAACACTTCGGCGGGCCTTTTTTGTCAAGCTCACGCCAGGCGATCACAAAACTAGGTTCAGGTGGGCGCATGCCAACTCCTATTGGTTACTCTGCAAAATTTCCCGTCCATCTTGTACTTGAGGTAAACCGGAGGTTTTGCCCCGTTCAATCTCAAAATCAGCGACTCGCTCAGCCAGCCGTTCGGCTCGGTGTCTTTCATGAAGTCAGCCGGATTCAGGCCGGCGCTGCGAGACATGGCCATGAAAGTCCGCATCGCTTTGTCTCCGGCATAGCCGTCATGCGCAACCGGCAGATATTCGGTGACGCTTGGGCTTGCAAGGTCGCGCCCGTAGTACGTCACTGCCAGCATCTTCTTTGTGCTGGCCCGGCTGACATGTACTTTCCAATGCCAAGCCCGCACCGGCATCTCAATTGGGTCAAGCCCGAGAATGTCTACATCGCGCAGCTTCAAATCTTTCTTCTTTGGCTCAGGGAAAACGGCTCCGCAGGCCTCACACTCTTTTGCGGATATTGCACATAGTTCTCCGCATGAGTCGCACACTTTGACAGGTGCATCGCCATTGCCTTCGCCTGAAACCTTGTTCGGTGGCTTCACGGCGGTGATCGGCCCATGAGTCTCCACCACGCCAGCGAAGTCCAGCACAAGGCAATGGTCGGTATGGCTTTTCACGCGCAGGCCACGCCCTGCCATTTGCACGTAAAGACTCGCGCTCATGGTCGGGCGCAGCATGGCGATCAGGTCAATATCAGGGTAATCGAAGCCGGTTGTAAGGACATTGGCATTGGTCAGGGCGCGGATTTCTCCGGCTTTGTACCTTCTCAAAATTGATTCACGCTCCGCTTTCGGCGTTGCACCTGTCACGCACTCCGCTTTGATGCCTTGCGCATTCAACTCATTTGCAATCGCCTCAGCGTGAGCCACGCCTGCGCAAAAAAACAGCCACGCCTTGCGATCACCGGCCAGCGCCATAACTTCGGCAACCACTGCGGCGTTTTTGTCGGCCTTGTTCACGGCGGCTTGCAGCTCGGCCTCAATGTACTCGCCGCCTCGCTTATGAACGCCTTCTGTCGATAGCTTTGCTTTCGTGATCTTGCTGCGCAGCTTTGACAAAAAACCCTTGTGAATCAGCTCCTCAATGCTCACCGGCTCCACCAGGCCATCAAACAGCGCAGGCTTGTCGGTGATCATACCGTGGCCAAGACGGTAAGGTGTGGCCGTAAGCCCGATCACGCGCAGGCTTGGATTTATGGCCTTGAGAGCATTCAGCAGCTCACGGTAGCCGCCCTCGTCCTTGTGGCTGACCATGTGGCATTCATCAATCACAATCAGGTCAACGTGGCCGATTTTGTCAGCCTTGCCTCGCAGTGATTGAATGCCTGCAAACGTGATCGGCTCGTCCAGTTGCTTGCGCCCAATGCTGGCCGAATAGATGCCAAGCGGCGCACCGGGCCAGTGTAGGCGCATCTTCTCTGCATTCTGCTCGATCAGTTCCTTGACGTGCGTGAGCATGAGAATGCGAGTCTCTGGCCACGTTTGCACAGCC